AGTGTTACTACTGCTACAACCCGTACATTAACAATTCCAGATTTAGACGGAACTATCTTATTAGATACTTCTACATTACCAACTGACTTTAGTGATACTGCATTCCGCGTCAGTGATGATACAGATGCTACCAAGAAGTTAGCTTTTGAATGCTCAGGTATTACTACAGGAACAACTCGTACCTTAACAGTTCCAGATGCTAGCGGAACTATTCTGCTAGATACTTCAGCTCTTCCTTCTGACTTTACTGATACGGCATTTCGTGTTAGTGATGACTCAGACAGTACTAAGAAATTAGCATTTGAGTGTTCTGGAATTACAACGGGTACTGTTAGAACAATGTCCGTTCCAGATGAGAATGGAACATTGGCAACGCAAGATTTTGCTACAGCTATTGCAGTTGCATTAGGATAGATCTATGGCAACCCAAGTACAATTTAGACGGGGTACAACTGCTGAAACCGCTACCTTTGTTGGGGCAGTTGGTGAAACAACAGTTGATACTACAAAGAATGTTTCCGTTATCCATGACGGAGTTACGCCCGGTGGATTTTCTTTGTTGCGCCAAGATGGTGTTAACAGCTCTCTGTCGCCGGGTAGCTTATCAAGTTGTGCTTTAAAATTTGCTAATGATTCCAACACAGGTATTATTAGTCCTGGACCTGATCAATTTTCAATCGTAACTGGTGGCGTTGCCAGGGTTACAATAGATTCATCAGGTACAGCTACCTTTGCAAATAGCGTGACCATTAACGGGAACCTTACTGTTAGTGGCTTTGTCCAATCTCCCGACGACCTTGCCCTTATTGTTGCCCTAGGCTGATATGGCTAATACGTTTAAAAACGACACCAAATCTAATTTGGTAACAGCTGTCATTACCGACGCTTCTGCAACAGTAGTTACAGCTGGTGGTACTGCAACTCTGATTGTCCTTAGTATCCTTGCTTCCAATAAGACTAGCCTTAGTGCTAATGTTGATGTCTATTTGGATAAAGCAACTGGAGATGATGTTTATTTGATTCGTAATGCACCTGTTCCCGCTGGCTCTTCTCTAGAATTGATTAGCGGAAATAAGGTGATTATGGAAGCAAGCGATAAACTGCAAGCTCGCTCTGATACTGGTACGGCCATTGATTTAACTGTTAGTTATCTCGAGTCAACACCCTGATCATGGCGCTTACTTCTAATAAAGATTTAGCGGCTTTAACTGAAGAAGTAAAAGCATTAAAAGATAAGGTGGCTAATCTTGAACAAATTCTTTGTGAAGCAAAGGTTTTAGAAGAGTCTGATACTTCTTGGGAAGTTGTTCGCAATAAGAGAGATTATTTGCTTAGCTCCAGTGATTGGACTATGACCCCTGGGGCCACGCTAGATCAAGCTCAATGGTCTGCTTATCGACAAATCCTTAGAGACCTGCCACAAACCTATTCTAAAGCAGGTCTCGAAGCCATTAAATGGCCTAAGCAACCTTCTTTTGCTGGTCCTAATACAGCTCCAGTAAAATAATAAGTAACAAGACCAAGGAAAAGAACTGTGTATCTCGGTAACAATCTTCAGGTAGCTTTTCCCAGCTATACGAACATTGACGATATTAGCGGATCCTTTAATGGATCTACTACGTCGTTTGCTTTAACCGTAAATGGCGTTGCGCCAGTTCCTTTTCCTCTGTCTAGTAATCAGTGCTTAATTTCTGTCAACGGTGTTGTACAGCGTCCTGATGATAGCGGTACTGAAGGTTTTAGGCTAAGTGGTGGCAATATTATTTTTAGTGCGGCTCCAGGGGCAGGGCAAGATTTCTTCGGTGTTATTCTTGCTGGCTCTGATTACGTTAATGTAGGCGTTACATATCCTGCCGGGTCAAGCAGTACTCCTAGCATTACTTTTGATAATGATACAGATACGGGCTTATACAATCCGGGTGCTAACCAACTTGGTGTTACTTGTGGTACTACAACAAGTACTGTATTTACGGCTACTGGCTATTCGTTCTTAGCAGGTACTGCAGGTGCTCCAGGTCTTTATCCTACCGGAGATACTAATACAGGTTTTTATTCTCCAGGTGCAGATCAGTTAACAATTACTACTGGTGGTACAGCACGTTTAAATGTTGAAGCTGATGGCACTTTAAATGTTGCAGGTACTGCTAACTATGAAGCATTAGTAACGACAGATGATGATATTCCAAATAAAAAGTATGTAGATGATGCTATTACATCAGGTGGAGTTACTTTCCCTCTATTAGCTACTAGTCTTGGCAGTGTTACTGCGCCTACCTACTCATTTAGTGCTGATCCCAATACAGGTATTTATTCTCCTGGAGTTGATCAACTAGCAATTACAACAGGAGGTACTTCTCGATTAGATGTAAGCACAACAGCACTTACCTCAAGCCTTCCTATTTTAACCCCGCTTGGCAGCGCTTCAGCACCTACTCATACTTTTAGTGGGGACACAAATACAGGTATTTACAGCCCTGGCGCCGACCAATTATCAGTTACAACAGCAGGAACTGAAAGATTACGTTTTAATTCTTCAGGACGAGCCCAATATGTATCTCTTGGTACTGCGGCAAGTCCTGTAATTTCGTTCCTTGGGGATACCAATACAGGTATTTACAGCCCTGGCGCCGACCAACTTTCAATTGCAACAGCAGGAACTGAAAGAGTAAGAGTTAATGCTTCTGGACAACTTGGTTTAGTATCTCTTGGCAGTGCAGCTAGTCCAATAATTAATTTTACCGGAGATTCAGATACTGGTATATACTCTCCAGGTGCAAATCAAATTGCTCTTACAACAGCAGGAAATGCTCGTTTAACAATTAATAGTAGTGGTGATACAACTTTAAACGGTAATACAACTTTAAACGGTAATGCAACTTTAAATGCCCAAAGTGATTTGCGTTTTGGAGATGCTGATAGCAGCAATTGGGTTGCCTTACAAGCCCCAGCTACCGTTGCTTCTAACGTAACTTGGACATTACCTTCTAGCGACGGATCTAGCGGGCAATTTTTAACTACTAATGGAAGTGGCACTTTAAGTTTTGCTACTCCTTCTGGAGGAAAAGTTTTACAAACCGTTACTTATGTGTGGAATGATTCTGCTCAAACCAGTTCTAACGATTTTCAACAAACTGGATTAACTCAAACAATTACTCCAACTAGCAGTACAAGTCGAATACTTGTTATTGCTTCGATTAATGTAGCAACTTATAGTATAGGTGTTAACGAAGTTACTCTTTATAAAAATGATCTTACCAACTTAACTGGATCAGGCTCCGATAGCAGCGGTGGATTTGCTCGTTGTCAACATCGTTTAAATGGTCAGCACTTTGCTCATCCGGGAACACTGACTTATTTAGATTCACCAGCTACTACAAGCACCACTCGTTATCGTGTTTACTTTCGCTCAACCAGTGGCAATAATGTGTATATGAATTATGATGCACAGAATAATGTGATTTTATACTCTACAATTACGCTTATGGAGATTGCACCATGATCTTTTCAAAATTTGATGCTGCATTAAGTTTAGTTCCGGGAGCCGAATTACTTCTTTCTGGTGGGATTTTGACTTGGATCAAACCAAGTGTTCCTCCAGTTACAGATGAGCAACTTGAAGCTGAAGTAATTCGTTTACAAAAAGAATACGATAACAATGAATACCAACGTTTACGTGCTGGCGAGTATCCTCCAATGGAAAACTATTTAGACGGCATAGTTAAAGGTGATCAGGCTCAAATTGATCAGTATATTGCTGACTGCTTAGCTGTTAAAGCTAAATACCCAAAACCCGACAATTTGGGTAACGTAACAACAAATCAATCTCCTTTAGAATAAACAAAGTAAAGACTTAGCACTGTGGCATACTTTGGTAACCAACCCATTATTGGTAACTGGCGGAAGCTAGATGACATTTCTAGTGGATTTAACGGATCTACTACAACTTTCACTACTTCTGTTGATGGTCAAAATGTCACAGCTGCATCTGCCAATCAGCTTATTGTTTCAATTAATAGCACAGTTCTAGAGCCAGGAGTAGAATTTACTGTTACTACTAACAGTATTATTTTTACTTCTGCTCCAACAGGTGGAGCTTCTTTCTTTGCAATTTATGCTGGTGACAGTTTAAGTATTGGAACCGTTTCCGACGGTTCTATTACAAACGCAAAAATTGCAGCAGGTGCTGCTATTGATGGTAGCAAACTTCAAGCAGCAAGCACGAGTAATGCAGGTGCAGTTCAGTTAACTGATAGCACTAGTAGCACCAGTACTACAACTGCAGCTACTCCTAATAGTGTAAAAACTGCTTACGACTTAGCCAATGCTGCGCTGCCCAAAAGCGGTGGCACTGTTACCGGAGATATTGCACTATCTAATTCTAAGATTACAGAGTTTAAAACAGCCACGTTTAATTCTCAAGTTAATTTAGTATCGACTTCGGGCACAATTAACATTGATTGGACTGCGGCGCAGAATTATCGCCAGCCACAGCCAACAAGTACTATTACTTATACGTTTACAAATCCCCCTGGTCCCGGACATTTCCAGCTATTTATTGATAACACTAGCACTGCACAAACCATAAACTGGCCAGGTTCTGTTATTTTTATGGGATCTACTTGGTCTGGTGAAAATAGTAAGAGAGCTGTCCTTAACTTTTGGTACGACGGCAGCAGCACTTATTTAGCAATTGGCACTAACCAAGCATAAAGAGGAATAAGCAGTGGCCATTAGATATTTAGTAGGTAGTGGTACTTGGAATTCGACAAATACCGCTATTTGGTCTACTACGCTTGGTGGAACATCAGGGGCAAGTGTTCCAACAAGTGGAGATACTGTATATGCTTACGGCAGCCCATATATAACGGGGGTAATTACTGTATCTTCTCCACCAGCAATTAGAAATTTATATTTTGGGGGCACCTATAACCCTACTTATAACATCAGTGGAATAATTTACATTGAGTCAGGTGGATTTGTTGGTAATTCAGGCGGTTTTGATGTTAATGCGCGGCCTTATTTTCTTGGTAGCGGCACCCTTGAAGGTACTATTAAAATTGCTGCAAGTGAAGGTGGACTTGTTACTTGGACTAGCCCTGGGTCCGTCAATGAATTAAGGTGTAATCCACCATCAAGCGGGATTTCTGGTTGGATTATAACTGGAGCTAGCACTGTAAATAGTTTACAGTTTAATGGATCTAGCACAGGTACAGCTCAAATCTATAGCAACTCTCTAGGAACTCAAAGAACGCTTTCTGTAGGTAGTCTATTCAATGGAAATCTAAGTACAAAGATTTTTTGGAGAGACATAGATATTAATGGCAGTGCTGCACCTATATCTGGCAATAACTTTGTAGATGGTGGCAATAATACAGACATTATTTTCCCTGCCACTGGGTCGGGATTTTTCTTTGGGAGTAACTTCTAATGTACGTGCTAGTCTTTGACAACAAAGTTGTTAAGTACCCTCTTTCTTTGCCTGTTTGGCGGATTGAAAATCCAAATGTATCCCTTCCTGTCCAACCGACCGGCGAACAGCTTGCTGAGCAAGGTATTTTCCTGGTTAGCCCAGTACCTGAGCCTACTGTTGATTATAAAAAAAATGTAATCGAAAAAAATCCGACCCTTATTAACGGCGCTTGGCTTCAAACCTGGGAAGTAGTCCCCGCAACACCAGAAGAGATTACGATAAGAGAAGAAGAAATAAAAATGGATAACAAGAATAAAGCCGCTCTGCTTTTATCTGAAACAGATTGGACTCAAATTGGTGATGTAGATTTACTTAATAAAGCTGAGTTTGCTACTTACCGTAGTGCTTTACGTCAAATTGTTTTTACTCCTAGTATTGATCCAGTTTTTCCTGTAAAACCTGATGAAGACTGGAACATTGTAAATTAAAAATTTAACTAGCACTAATGACAACCTGGCTCTGGCGATCTATTGTTGCAACTGCTGGAGCCATTGTTATTATCTCGTCAGCACAATGGGCTTCTTGTAGGTTCTACGTCCTGCCTACTGTGTGGCCTTGGTACTCTAAATATGTTGGCACTCCAGAGGGAGAAAAGATAGATCCTTCTCCTATGGGTTGCAGTGATGTAGATACCAGAACTATTGCTGTTTTAATGGGAGTACTTACAACTTTAATTAGCCTTTCAAGGAATGCAGATTAGATAAAATAAACGCAGCATTGGTATTGCTGTGAGAACTTCTACTGCTGGTTTAGATCTAATTAAATCTTTTGAAGGGCTTGAATTAATGCCCTATAAATGTCCCGCTGGCGTTTGGACTGTCGGCTGGGGGCATACTGGACCAGATGTAAAGCCAGGTAAAGCAATTACAGAAGAACGTGCTGAAGCCCTTCTTCGAAAGGATCTAGAGAAATTTGAGACAGCAGTTAGTTTAAATATTACCGTACCGTTAAATCAACAACAATTTGATGCATTAGTTTCTTTTACTTATAACTGCGGAGCAGGTGCTCTTGCAGAATCAACCTTAAGGAAACGTCTTAATAAGGGTGAAGATCCTAATAAAGTAGCTAAAGAAGAGTTACCTAAGTGGGTTAAGGCTAACGGTAAGACGCTTCCAGGTCTTGTTAGCAGACGCAAGAAAGAAGTAGAACTGTTTACATCAGGAACACCTGTTGTCAAGTTAGAAAAGATTGATATTACTTCAAATCATTATACGCACTTAAAAAAACTTCCAATTCAAAGTCATAAACTTTCACATAATCAAAAAGTAACTATTCAAGCTGATAGAACATATAAAGGTGTTGAGATTTTAGAAAGAAAAGAAAATCACACCAAAATTAACCTGCCTTGGGGAGCTGGTATCTGGTGGGCTTTTAATGACCACTGGCATGGACTTGGCGGACAAGCTCCAAAACCAGATCAAGTTCCTATCGTTGCTTACGATGGAGTTCTTCTGAATGTTCCTTATCAGTCACAACGAGATAACTATCGTGATGCAGGCCGGACTTGTTTCTCATCTGCTTGCGCTATGGCAGCTATGTATTTACGCCCTGACTCAGTTGCAAATGACAATGAATACCTAAAAAAAGTATTTGCCATTGGTGACAGCACAGAAGTTGCAACTCAAGTCAAAGTGTTAACAAGCCTTGGAATTAAAACAATTTTTAAACAAACTGGAACATTAGAAAATTTAAAAAGAAAACTAGACGCTAATATTCCATGTCCTGTAGGAATCCTTCATAAAGGTCCCGCTAATAAACCAGAAGGTTTTGGGCACTGGATTTGTGTTATCGGTTATCAATCTGAAAAGAAAAAATTTATTGTTCATGATCCCTGGGGTGAACTTGACAACTACACCGGAACCTATAAAAGCACTGATGGTGCCTCTGTTTTATACAGTGAAAATCTTTTTATGCGGCGGTGGATGGTTGAAGGAAACAGAACTGGCTGGTGGCTAGATTTGCAATAGGTATAGTGTCCGTAGCTACTTACATTGCTCAAAGTGGAAACAATCATTAATGACCTTGAGAAGGGATTGTCAGATCAATTGGCTTCTTTGACGGAGGAAATTCGCCGTGGAGAAGAGCTATTGATGCGTAATAAAGAAGGTTATTTAAAAGTCAAAGGTGCTCTTGAACTGCTGCAAGTTATCAAACAACGTCAAAGTGAAGCGACAGATAAAGAGCTGAAAGAAGCTCTTACAACTGCAGGGCTGGACTGATGTTAGGAGAGTTCACGAAAGGGCGTTACAGGGCGCTAGAGCTGCTTGCAGATCACATCCGCGAGCCCTCTCGTGAGCTACGTCTTAATTCAATTGTCTGCAATGTTTCAGATGATGATTTGCGTTGGGTGCAAGAACGGATTTACTACTTCCTTCTTAAGCTGTTAGAAGATGCAAATTATGATCCAGCTGAATTGGACGGTGACCTGTTCTTAGAACAAATAGGTTTAGAAGAAATAGGTTTAACTGATTAAGCCCCCAGCAGGATTTGAACCCGCGACATCAGCTTTACAAAAGCTGCGCTCTACCAACTGAGCTATAAGGGCAATACCCGAGGTGAGATTCGAACTCACGCTGGAGCGATTTTAAGTCGCTTGCCTCATTCCGCTGGGCTACTCGGGCACTCTCTGATACTAGCAAAAAGTACAGGTGTGTGCACCCTAATCTGATGTTAGGAATTGTGAATAAAAGATGTTCCACAGTGAGAATGAACTCCTGGCGAACCTCATTGTTTTAAGTCCTAAATGTGCACGAAAGAAGTTTAGAGAATCAATATTCGAAGCTTGGCAATGGAAATGTGCCTATTGTGAAAAAGAACTTTGTAATCGTACAGCTACAATTGATCACATCATTCCTAAACATAAAGGAGGACACAATACTCGCAATAATTTAGCTTGTTGTTGCACTTCTTGCAATAATTCAAAGGCCAGCACTCTTCCTTTTGAATGGTTCAGGGAGGGACACCCCTTGTACTCAGAGGAAAGGGTCAGTAGAATTAAGCAGTGGTTGGAGCAAAAACCACAAACTATTCATCTTTCCAGCTCTGTTGAAATAGCAGTTACAGCATAATGATTATTGAGGATAACAAACAGTTTTTAGATCAGTACATTGCAACTCGTTTGCCAGAAAAAATGTTTGTTGATCCAGATCTTTCATTGATAGAAACTAGAAACGAACGTTGGCCTACTCGGTGGGAGAAAAAAGTTCAGGGTCAACCAAGTATGGAAATTACAAGTGAAGAGCGCCGTTCTAATTACCTGTAATGGCTGACCATGCAAAAGCTAAGCGATTAGCTAAAGAGCACATGCAGTGCAATAAACCACGAAGAACTCCAGATCACCCCACTAAATCTCATGTGGTAAAAGCTTGTTCTGGTGGGAAAGAAAAGATTATTCGCTTTGGTCAACAAGGTGTATCAGGTTCTCCTAAAAAAGCTGGAGAGTCAGAAGCTTA